CTTTATCGCCTGGTGCCATCGACGAAGACCATCATCGGCACCTTGAAGAATGTCACCTTCCGTTCGCTGTCGTCGGAAGCGAAGTCAGCACACGGCGGGAACTATCGCGTGATCGTGGTCGATGAACTCGGCCAGGTGCGCGGCGAGACAGATCCATTTTTTGACGCGCTGGTGACGGGCCAGGGCGCGCAGGACGAACCGAAGATGGTGATTCTGTCCACCCAGGCACCGACGGACACGGCGCTGTTCTCGGTGCTGATCGACTCGGCCATCGCGAACGAAGCGCCCGACACCGCCGTTCACCTGTATGCCGCCGACGCCGACTGTGATCTGGATGATCGCGAGCAGTGGGCGAAGGCGAACCCGGCGCTTGGGCGCTTCCGCTCGATTGAAGATGTCGAACGGCAGTGCAAGGACGCGATTGCCATGCCTGGGGCCGCGTCGCGCTTTCGGAACCTGGTGCTGAACCAGCGCGTCGCCGCCGAATCGCTTTTCATTTCTCCCGACACCTGGAAGAAGAACAGCCGCGCGCCCGACCTGGATGTGATGCGCGAGCGCGGTGTCACCATCGGGCTAGACCTTTCGCAGAAAACCGACCTGACAGCGGCGGTCGCCGCAGCCACCGACGACGCCGGCGACCTTCACCTGGCGGTTCACGCCTTCGCGCCGCGTGTCGGCATCGAAGCGCGCGCGCTGCGCGACCGCGTTCCCTACCTGGAATGGATGAAGCGCGGGCACATCATCGCCCCGCCGGGTGAAGTGGTGGACTATGACGCGGTGTGTATGCACCTGGTCGAATGGCTGAAGCGCGAGAAGATCACCGTGAACCGCGTCGCCTTCGACCGCTGGCGCATCACCGACTTCAAACACGCCGCTGAACGGCACGGCTTCGCGCAGGAAGCGACCTGGATCGAAGTCGGCCAGGGCTTCCGCGATATGTCGCCGCGCGTCGAGTCGTTCGAAACCGCCGTTCTTCGCGGGCGTGTGCGGCACGGGCTTCACCCGGCGTTGAACATGGCGGCGTCGTGCGCTGTGGTGGTCACTGATCCCGCCGGCGGTCGCAAGCTCGACAAGTCGCGCGCGAGCCAGCGCATCGACCCGTTGATCGCGGCACTGATGGCGAGTCACGAACTTCTGGTGGGCGAAGTGACTAGCGGCGATGTGTCCCACTGGATCGCATGAAGCCGGCGGTCTTCGACTATAAGAGTGAAATCTGGAAGGCGGCACGGCTCGCCGCATGCCAGCGCGCGAACTGGCGCTGTCAGAACTGCGGCTGCAACGTGCGCGCGAAACACCAGGCGCGCGTCGATCACATCGAACCCGTGCGCGACAACATCGCGCGAGCGCTCGACCCGAACAACCTTCGCGTTCTTTGTCCCCGCTGCGACGCTGCGCGCCATGCGGAGAAGGGCAATAGGACAACGCCGCGTCAGCCCGTAGGACTAGACGGGTTCCCTGAATAGGGCTATGGTCCCGCGTCAAGCGCGGCTGTACTGGAAGGAAAGCAACAGACACCCTTAAGTTCGGCCCGCAACCGTCAACACCGTCAACACGGGGGCCGACATGGTGCGAATCGAGAAGGCCGGCGCGCAGTCAGCCGACAAGCCGTTCACCTTCGTGCTGTCCACCGACGACACCGACCGGATGGGTGATGTCGTCGTGCAGTCGGGCATATCGCTCGCCCACTTCAGGAAGAACCCGGTCGCGCTGTTCGGTCACTCGCATGCGCGGCCCGTGGGCACCTGGGAAAACATCCGCCGCGAAGGGAACGCGCTGCTCGCCGACTTGAAGCTGGCGACGCGCGGAACATCGCGATGGATCGACGAAGTGCGCGCGCTGATCGAGCAGCGCATTCTGCGCGCCGCGTCGATTGGCTTCGGTGTCGAGAAGTCGGAACCCATCGACGCGGAGAAGCCCTACGGCGGGCAGCGCTACACCAAGACCGAACTATTCGAAGCTTCCATCGTCGCCGTCCCCGCGAACCCGAACGCGCTCATGTTGCGTTCGCTGTCGGAGGAAACGCGCGCGCTCCTATTCCCTGACGCCGCTGGCATTCCGCCGCAACCGGCCCAGGCACATCAAGCCGTTGTCAAGGCAATCGCAGCGAACACACCCGAACAGGGGAAGCGAATGAACATCGCGGAGAAGATCAAAGCCGCGCGTGATCGCATTGCACAGATCGACACGCGCGTGAAGGAACTGGAAGCGGTCGCCGAAGCAGTCGAAACGCTCGACGACAAACAGGCGGCGGAAGTCTCGGCGCTCGCCGAAGAACGCGCAGCCGTCGAAAAGAACATCGCGAACCATGTCGCGCTCGAAGAAGTGATTTCCAAGCGCGCGCAGCCGGTCGGCTCGCAACCAGGCGCGCGTTATCCCGTTCCCGCCGGCGGCTACGCTCGCCAGGAAGAAAAGGGAATGCTGCTCACGCGCATGGCGCTTGCGAGCGTTTACGGCTACATCGAGCGCAAGCCCATCGACGTAGTGGTGAAGGAACGCTTCGGCCATGATCAGCGCGTCGAAGCCGTTCTTCGCTCGACGGTTCCCATCGCCGACAGCACTTCGGGCGGATGGGCGGCGGAACTGGTTCGCCAGGATGTTCAGGGCTTCGTCGAATCGCTGGTTCCCGTGTCGATCTACGGCGCGCTTTCCTCGCGCGGCACCGTCGTGAACTTCGGCGATGCGGGCAGCGTGTCGATCCCCTATCGCGCGGGCGGGAACACCGATGTCGCCGGCAGCTTCGTCGGCGAATCGGGCGTGATCCCCGTGAAGCGCACCACGTTCGGCGCGCAAGTGCTGAACCGTTACAAGATGGCGGTGATCACCGCGATCACGAAGGAACTGGCGCGGTGTTCGACGCCGCAAGCCGAAGGGCTGCTTCGTCGCTTCATGCTGGAGGATACCGGCGTGGCACTCGACAACGCGCTGTTGTCGAACGCTGCGGCGGTCGCGGGCACTCGCCCCGCCGGCTTGCTGAATGGCATCGCGCCCATCGCCGCGTCGGCGGTGCCGGGAAGCGCGGAGAAGGCGCTTGCCGACCTGACGGCGCTGATGAACGCGCTCGCCGCTTCGGGCAACGGCATCCGCCCCGTCTTCGTGGTGAACCCGGCGCAAAAGCTCGCGCTGTCCACCATGATCAACGGCGGGGAATGGCTGTTCCGCGATGAAGTCGCTTCCGGTCGCCTGATGGGTGTCGATCTGGTTTCGTCGCTCACCGTGCCTGTGGGCGATGTGATCCTGGTCGATGCGGCGAACTTCGCGACCGGACTCGGCTCGCCGGAATTCGACACCAGCGAACACGCAACCCTGGTCATGGCGAACGCCGACGCGGTTGCGCCGACGCATGCAACCGATCCCATCGACAGCACCATCGTCGGCGTGGCCGAACAGGTGCCGCCGGATGGTGGCATCACGGTTTACAAGCCGTCGCAGCGCGTCGCCGGCAAGGTCGGCGAAAACGCCATCGCGATGTCGATGTTCCAGCAGTGGTCAATCGCGCTTCGCACGGTGCTGCCGCTGTCGTGGGGCAAGCTGCGCGCGGGTTCGGTGCAGTGGATCGACAACGTGGGGTGGTAACTCGCGAGCGTTCTCGCGCTCGCAAGCCGCGCGGTGGTGACACCAAATCACCGCCGCGCGGCGACGCGCGCTCGCGCTCGAAAACCGGGCGCTACAAACACCGCATGTTGACAGCGAAGGACATCACGGACCGGGGCGACAAGTGAAGCTTCCCGCGAAGCTTCGCGCGCGCTTGAAGGGCTGGTTCGGTGGGCCGCTCAACCCGACACCCGACGGCTGCATTCCCGTCAACTGGCCGGCGGAATGGTGGCAGCGCGGCATGACGCCGCTGTGTTCAGGTGAACCGGCGATTCGGCAAGCCTGCATTGACGCATACGCGCAAACCATCGCGTCGATGGACCTTCTGCTTCAGAAGAAGAACGCGAAGGGCGGCTTCGACGAAATCGACACGGGCGCGGTGCCGAAGGTTCTTCGCAACCCGAACAGCTACCAGACGCGCAGCGACTTCATCCTGAACCTGGTCTGGAACCTGTTCGAATTCGGCAACGGTTATGCGGTGTTGCAGCGCGACGGGAACGAAGTCGTCGCGATGCACCTGGTCGCCGCGCGCAACACGGTGCCATACGTCGATGGACAAACCGGCGCGATCTTCTACGCCGTCGGCGGAAATCCGCTGATCGCGGGCGGCGTGAACTACCTGATCCCGCAGCGCGACATTCTTCACGTTCGGCTTCACACGCCACATCACCCGCTGGTCGGCGTGTCGCCGATCACCGCCGCCGCGCTCGCGATGATGGCGAACGTCGCGATCACTTCGCAGCAGGCCGCGTTCTTCA